GATTTAGCCCCTGCTCGATTGACTCCGTAGGGTCGCAGAAATGCTGGCGGATGAGTGATAACACCCGCGTTCGCTCGGCAAAGATTGACTCTAGCCAGCGTTCCTCAACCAGGCGGATTCCCTTAACACCTTCCTCCTCGATCAACTGATGTATCAGCCGCTCCGCTTCATCGCTCACCCTTGGCAAACCGATGTCGCAAGGGGTGTCCATGCTAGCCTGTTCGGTCGCCATAATGATCGACTTCCGCGACTCGCTAAGCCTCTTCGACTTACGGATCTTCTCCGCCCTTGCTGCCCCTTCGGTGTACGTGCTCTGCCAACCCATGACCTAACCTCCTTTTTTCAGCCCTTGAAATATGTCCCGATCGATGTAAATCGTATCGCCCAAATCCGCCAAGTAGCCTGCATCCATGATCGCTTTTTGGATGCCGATGTACTGCACAATATCAGGCCATCGCTTTCCTTTGGTCCACTTTAGAACGAGTTGCCGAGGTGATGCAATAGCAGATTCGTCCGACTTGTGGAGACGATACGCTGCCCAAACGGAATCGGGAACCGGAACATCCGAGCGATCACGCCACCAGGACGCTGCTTTCTTCTGTTGCCAAGATCCTTGGGAATGCTCCAAGCAAATGTATTCAGCCACCGCAGCAGCGCCGATTAGCTTGTAGGTTACCCGCAACATCCTCGGCTTGTGGTCCGGTGCGTAGACGCTGTAGCTCACGCTCTCCACGTCCACAGTCTCCATCGCGTCCTCACCACCTGACAAGACCCGAACCTCAGCAGGCCGGATGTCGTGCTTAATCTCCTTCTCGGGAAACTGGTGATCGCACTGGGTGCACTGGGTCGCCGCTGCGTGAACGATCTCTTTGCACTCAGGGCAAACCTTGCTGGGTGCCTCGCCACCTTCGCCACGCTGGGTGGTTCGGTAGTCATCCGCGAAGGAGTCAATTGGCCCATGCGTGATCAGATTCCCCGCGAAGTCGAGGACCAGGCAGTCCTGCTTACTGTGATGCGTCCTCAACCCTCGCCCGATCATCTGGTAGACAAGGCCCTTTGATTGGCTCGGTCGTAGCATGGCGATGGCATCAATGCAAGGAGCGTCAAATCCGGTGGTCAATACGTCGATGTTCACAAGGTACTTAAACTGCTGGCCTGCAAACGCTTCCAGGGTGTCCTCTCGCTCGCTTTTGCTGGTAATGCCATCGACGTAGGCTACGTTTCCGGGTTCCAGATTAGCGATCGCTTCGACCACCATTCGGGCGTGCTTCCGACCACAACAGAAGACTAGCACCGAATTCCTGCCCGCAGTCCTTGCCACCAGTTCCCGGCAAGCCAGATCAACCTTCGCCGCGTCCTTGCTGGCTGCGTCATCGAGTTGCTTTAGGATGTACTCACCACCAGCCATCTTGACACCCGACGTGTCGATGTGGTTATCGGGATCCTTGCTGATGAGATTGCACAGATACCCCTCTTCAATCAGCCGTGTGATCGGTGCTGAGAACGCCACCGTCTGTAGCATCCTATCCGCACCGATGATCGACCCGCTATCCAGCCTCCACGGTGATGCAGTCAAACCAGCAAAGCGAATGTCAGGGTTGAGCCGTTGCCAGTACCTAAGCATTGACAACCATTGCCCATCGCCATCGGGCGGGATTAGGTGGCACTCATCCGCGATTATCAGATCCCGCCAGCCGAGGTGTAACAGACTCTCTTCCTTCGCCGCTGACTGGATCCCCGCGAACACCACAGGCTGACTACCGCTCTTTTGGTTGAGACTGGCAGACCAAATCCCAACCGGAACATCAGGGCAGATCGCCTGAAACTTCTGTGCGTTCTGCCGAATCAGTTCCGCCCTATGTTGGAACACTGCCACACGGCCACCATTGGCGACCATCCTTTGGGCTAGCATGGCGATCACCAGCGACTTGCCAGCCCCAGTGGGAAGGATGATCGCAGGGCTGGTGCTACTGGTTGCGAAGTGCGCAGCGATCGCCTCGACTGCTTCCGTCTGATACCAACGAGGTTGCATGATCGATCACCCAGTAATGAAGATTTTACGGCGAATGACACGGTGCTCCTCTACGTCTACTCCGTGCTCATCCTCCGGTATATCTCGCCATTCCTGGTCGAACCCATCCCAAAGCTGATCGCCTGCTTTGAGGCTGTCACCTTCGACCAGCAGCCGCCAGACGATCGCTCCCTCCTCATCAACGCCCATCAATTTCCGGTTTTGCTCATCCTCAAACTGAAGCACCTCGATCATCTGATCGAGTGCATCGATCCTCGCCTCCGCTGCCTCCTGCCTGCCTGCCGCTAGTTCCAAATGAAGCTTCGCAAACTGCTTCCTCAGTGTCGCCAACAAGTCCGATGGTGTTTCGCTGTTCATCCCAATTCCTCCCTAAGTCGTTCAATCGCCTGTGTGTAAATCTGCCCAACCCGCTGCCGAGAAATCCCAAGCTGATCGGCCACCTGTTTCACGGTGTAACCATGCTGCACCCTCAACTGGACAATCAGCCAGGATCTTTCGTCTAGCACCTCTGCCGCTGTCAGTTCCGCTACTGACTGCCCCATCTCAACCGCCTCACGTTCAACCGATGGCCCTTGGTGGGCCCTTTCCGACTGCCATAGCTCACGCATGACGCGGAGCCGGGCAAACTTTCTAGGCTGACCAGACGCAAGCTGAAATGCCAGCATCTGGTAGACCTCATCTTTGGGCGTTCGGAAGCGAGACGCTAGCCAGCCTGCGGTAGTATCGAGCCATCTTAGCGTCTCATCTTCCATGACTGCCTCCGATCAGAATCCCTTGGGTGGTTGCACCTGGCCAGGACGCCATACCTGCGGACCCAATGGCGGTGCCGCTGGTCGCTGTTGTGGTGGTGGCGTTGGTGCCGTTGGCCGTGCCGCTGGTGCCTTCATTGCTCCGCCCTTTTGTGGCGGGGCTTGCGAGTCAACAGACCACCAGACTTTGATGTTAGTGTAGGTCTTTCCGTTCTTCCCGGTAGACGCCACCAGCCGAACGAAGCATTGACCACCCAAGAACTGCCGATCGTCGGTAGGTCGCATCAGCCCAATCGCACGGCAAACGTTTTGGAGCGTTGCCATACCAATCTCAACCCGCGATTGGTCCGGATGGTACAGCGAATGATTGCTCCTCACTGTCCGCCCGTTGAGCGGGCTTTGATCGATGATGGTGTACTCAAGTTTGAGCGTACTCGTACCTTCCATCTGGTTGTCATCACGTTCTGCCGATGTGATTTCTACAAAGTAGTCTCCATCGGGGATCGGTGTATAGGTCCGCTCCTCTGGCACTTCATCCCAATTAATCCCTAGCTCAGCCATTGCTCTTAACCTCCTGGTTCTGTGGTAGATACTTCGCATATTCCGCGTAGCTCAAAGGAATCTCTTCAGGGATCCCCTTCAGCCTGTTGCCCGCCATCGCTGACGGCTTCGGAGTGGTCCGCAGGATCCGCCCGCCAGCGCGAACAGCCTTTGCGACCTCTCGCCCCATCTTCCCTTCCTCCTTCTTAACCGCGACTTTTTCGCAGGCAAAGAAGATTTCATCACACCATTCTCGCAGATGCTTGACGACCAGATTAGCCAGCTTAGGTTGCCATCGATCGTAGCTTGCGGTGTCTGGATCCTCGAACCTCACCGGCTCAGCGTGGGCGATCAGAAACACGCCCATGCCACGCTCAGCAATCAGAGCGTCAAGCTCTCTGGTTAGCCGGTTGAACCAGCCTTGAGCCATCGTGTAGCCTCGCCCGTGGCCCATGTCGATTAGGCTGGATACGCTAGCCTCCTGGCAGATGCGCTCATGGACAAGCTTTTCAAACCAGTCAACCGAATCGATTGCGAGGTTCTGAAACTGGTGCTCACCGGTTCGCAACTCTGCAATCTGGTCGAACACCTGTTCGGGATCGGTGCACAGCCCAAAGGTGACTGCATCGATGTTCGCCAGCCCGTCCTCCGTCTGAATGAAGACAACACCGGGAGCCTCACTGCAAAACGTAGACTTCCCGATTTTGCCCACGCCGTACAGGAATGTTCGGCGCGGCTTGATTACCCTTGTCGAATACAATTCCATCAAATCACCTCCACTTTCTGCCCATAAACCAAAGAAATCGGCCATTCAGAATCATCTTCACGCAAGCGAAGTTGCTTGTACTGGTCCAGTGCTTGGATCACCTCTTCCCGTGCTGCAAGAAGCGTCGAATCCATCACCCGGTAAAGCTGCGAGCGGAACGGCATTTCCTTTTCGATGGCGAGGACGAATACTGACCACTCCTGGCCAGTGCCCAGCGCCCGAACCATCTCACGGTAAAACGCAAGCTGCCTAGCGTAGCCGAACTTGCCGAAGCGATAGACAAACGTGTCAAGCTCCGCATCGGTCTTGACGTCTACAAAGTAGCCCGCATTGACGTTTAGCCAATCCAGCCTACTTTGGCAGTCAACGCCGAAGATGTCGCCACGAATCGTAACCTCGGGATTGCCAACCGCCAGGTATCCAATACCCTCTGTCTGCTTCGTCGCCTCAGCCATCTGCTGTATCCGGCTGAATTCCTCGCCTGTAATCAACTCCTGGCCCGGCATGACGTTAGCAGCCATCCACTCGCTGAAAGCTTTGGTGTCGCGTCCATAAGGCTTGAGAGTCTTTTCGTTGATTGGACCCTCCGACACCACGTAGCGCCGATGAAACTCTGCCTCACCTTCGAGGAACCAGCAATGAAACGCCCTGCCAAAAGCGTAAGCGCTGGAGTCCTTATCTTGAATCATTCCCTTCGCCATCAACTGGAATTCCAGCGGGCTCCGCCTGAATCTCTCCAGACTGTGACTGCCCATGAACTTTCGCCTTGCAGCATCGTATTCCGCACCCGTCACTGCTTCCAACCGTGTGCCCATAGATCATTACCTCCTCTACCGTGCCCTCTAAACGCTGCCCTGACAGCCTGACACTCAAGCCATCAACCTCCGCCTGTTTAGCCTCGATCACTCCCAGCAATTGGTGGATGATCGTTGCTGCTTCGCCCGATGTTCCCGTCCAGCAGTTTGCTGGTCCGAATCGATCCGCCCACTGGCGAGCCCGTTTCAACAAATCGTCGCTCATGGCAAGTACTCCTCGACCAGCCCACTGGCAAGCATGATGTCTGAAAGCCACTGCTGGCGATCACCAAACCAGACGTCGGCAAGATAGCGACCGTACTTGTCACGTTTGGTCTTGCGGGACCAAAGATAGGTTCCCTTCTCCCATTTGATCGCAGCAATCAGCGCGTCTGTAGCTGCTTGCCAGCCAGGTTGCCCACGCTCAGGAGCATTGCAACGCAACAGGCGGAATCGCTCAGTCCTCCAGACTCCAAAACCCAGGTCGAGAACAGCGTCAAAGGTGTCACCATCAACCGCAGTGAGTGAGTACACCTTGAACACCCACGCCATCTCACCCAGGTCATCCGGCTGCCTCAGCCGCTGCTCTACAATCTCCCGCTGCGTCAAAATCGAGTCCATCTCAACCTCCAATATCCAGT